GACCCGGCACCTATCTGGCCGGATCTTAAGACCTTCCCTTGGCAATCGTTTCGCGACCGAGTGGACATCCTCACTGGGGGCTACCCATGCCAGCCCTTCAGTGCAGCAGGCAAGCGGCTTGGAGGTGAAGACCCCAGGCATCTCTGGCCGCATATCTCAAGAGGCATTTCAATTCTTCAACCAAGAGTCTGCTTCTTTGAAAACGTCGAGGGCCACATTACCTGTGGGCTGCATCACGTTCTGTGCGACCTGGGAAGACTGGGTTACAGAACGACGTGGGGCATATTCAGCGCGTCTGAATGTGGCGCACCGCACCAACGCAAGCGGGTGTTCATCCTGGCCGTCGCCAGTGGCTTCAGAGGTGCGACAGGGCTTTCAGGACCGTTCCCGAGGGATGAAAGGCAGCCAAGAGAGTCTGACGACGGTAGTGATCAAGGGATGGCCGACACCAAATGCAGCGGACTCGTTGCAGGGAGGAACGACGCAGGGCAATCGCAAGGATCCCAATCTGAGCATTGCAGTGCATGGCCCAGCCGTCCCGGCGAGCAGCAGTACGCTTGGGAGCCGCCCAGAGTCGTGGCCGACACCAAACTCGCAACCGGCCCAACGGAAATTGATCAACGGGAAAAACCAATCAACCAAGACGGGTCAGATTTACGGGACGAGTATAGCGCAAGCAGTTCAGCAATGGCAGACAGCCACCGTATCGACCGGAGCGAACAGGCAGAAGGACGGGAGCATGACCGACAAGCTGGACCAGCAGGTGAAGAACTGGGCGACACCGGATGCGAGCGACAGGAGGAGCGACAAGTCGAAGCAGGTGGGTCTGAGCAATCAGACCAAGACTTGGGCGACACCGGCAAATCACGACGGGACAACCGGGACAAAAGTGAACAGTCCATTCAAGTCGCTTGTCGGAGATGTGGAGAAAATAACGCCACTGACTCAAGGCAAGCTCAACCCCCGCTGGGTGGAGACACTGATGGGTCTGCCAGTGGGCTGGACTATGCCCAGTTGTGCATCACCTGTGACAATAGAACGGATGAACTGAGGTTATTGGGTAACGGAGTAGTACCACATACGGCTGAACTTGCATTCCGTGTACTTATACAGGAGTTGGCCAATGAGTGATTCCTCTCTCACTACCACATCATTCCAGATCGACTATCGGATGCTCACGCTTCTCCAGAAGAGGGCCAATGAACTGGGCTTTCGGTCATGGGGAGCGTACCTCCGCCACATGATCGACTTCCATGTCCTAACTTTCGAGCCTGATCTGCTTCCTGATCAGGCGGCTACCAACCCCCGTTCCGCTCCCCACACTCCATCCATCAATCAAACGCGCTCCTAGACCCCTCCAAGCTCCAGCAATCGACATCTCCGATCCACCATCACAACCACCTTATACCCGATACTTCGTAATCAGTAGAGGGTCATTCAAAAACTGCAGCCGCAGCGTGGGGGCCTTCAAAGCCCCCGAAAAGCTTGCGGCGTAAGCAGTTTTTAACTCCCTAGTAGAGGGAGTGTGAATCTCCCTCTAGGGAGAGTAGTAGTGGCTATGGTAACTCTTTGGGGTGCACTGCAAAATCAACATTCCTTTATCTTGACGCTGGATCGTCCATGAAGCAATTTGCTCTTGCTATGAGTTATCTGGACAATGGTTCCACGCTTCGGTCGATGTTCCGACTGACGCCCCCGCAACGCCATGACATCGACCCGGCTAAGTCCGAGGTTCTGGCCTACATAATGGCGAATCTCGCCTGTGAGCTTGGTCGAGCGATCCGGGCTTTCAATTCCATGAGGAACAAGAAGTCTCAAGTCCTTGTTTATGACATGGTTCATCGGCAGTGGCGCGGGTGTGACTGGGTTCCTCCGCAGGATGAGGACAAGGTTTCGTTGCTCTTGAGAACCATCAATGACCTCAAGCGTGATGTTGCGTATCTGAAGACCGCGGTGAAGAAGCATGAGAGGATAATTGGCCAACTTGAGCGTAAGCGTCCGAGCAGGCGCAAGGAGGTGGAGGTGGAGGCCGACGATGAGCCAATGGAACCGAAGCCCATTGAGCAGCAACAAGCCGCTCCCCCCGAAGAGAAAGCGGCTGATGGAGAAGACTGGTTCAAGACTATGCGCGCCGCCCTCGCTGAGGGCGATAAGGCTTCTCCTTCTTCAGTTCCGCTCCCGTGAACGCGAGGGGGTTGGACTCTTCCCACTGGATGCCGGTGGCTGAGTGTTGAAGATTGAGAATGGGGGACGGGAGTCCAATCCTCCCTCCCCGCTTACAGAAGGCCAACTGGAAGCGTCGAGGCTTTGATTGGCCTACCTCATGGAGAACGGCTATCTCACGCGCCCAGTTGGCGAGTTCGGAGGAGCCGAAGCCTGAGTGGGCCAGTTCCATTGTGGTGAGTGGTTCGCCGCCATCCTTGCGTTGAGGTTTGGCTACATGGTGCATCCAGACCCAAGCGACCTTGGTCTCGTGGAGGATGGGTTGGAGTTTGTTACGCAAGAACACGCTGACCTCGGACTGATCGCTGAGGTCGCCGCCGAAGTAACTGAACAAAGGATCGGCCACGATGAGATCGAGCTTGGAGCGGTGGATGAAGCGGCGGGCGTAGGCGAGGAACTGATCGCCGGTACGAACGGTCTCGGTCCTGAACTCCAGATTTTTCTGAAGCTGGTTCATCTGATCGAGACTGAATCTCTTATGCACCACCCCGCGGAATGCTTCGGCGAGGTCGCCCTTGTCGTTCTCGGCCTGGATGACCCCAATCTTCAATGGCTTCACCGGCTTGATTCCGAAGAAGTCGAGGCCGAGGCACCAGCGGATGACGATCTGCATCATCAGGGATGACTTTCCGATACCGGTACCACCGCTGACGATCATGGAGGAGCCGCGGGTGATCCATCGATTGCCGATCAGGTTATCCGGATCGTTGTCCGGATCGAAGTCCATGAGGTCTTTGATGGTGACCACCGTGGACTTGTCATCATCGGTCTCCCGGGAGGTGAGGTAATCCTCCCATGAAGCGGAGCCGAGGTTAGTGGCCAGCAGCTTCTGCTGGGAGGTAGGACTCCGCCATGCGCCGGGGAGCCGGGAGTAGCGCGAGGGGTTCTTGTTCTTGGCATCGATGCCGGGGATCGACGAGTAGATGATATCCCGGCGGATGTCCCATTCCTTGCGATTGGGCGCATCTACGCGGACCCAGGCATGGATGGACTTGCCACCGGAGTCGATTAGTACGGTGATCGGGAGGCCAGAATCGCGGAAGAGCTTCTCCTGTTCGGCCTTGGGCTTGTCATCGAACTCCACCAGGACATGTCGGTACGCGCTGACATCGTTGTCGGAGCCGCTGTAGAGGTTGGACTTGAAGGGGTTGATGCGGACAAAGATCCCCTCGCGTTCCGGCGATAGGATGCGGGATGCCGGATCATCGAAGCGGGCGATCCATTCCTCGATGGGGATGAATGATCCAGCAGTGACTGGCCTACCCTCCTCGACGGCATCACAGATACAGACCACCTCGGTGGGTGCGAAGGCGGCTTGAAGGAACCGCTTGAACTCGCTGGCTTGAGGATCGGGCGCAACCGCTGGTGACGGTCGCTTGAAGGATACCTTGGTGATATCGAATGGAGCGGTTGAGGGGGAGACCCCCGACTGAAGGAGATGGCCGGCTGGTTTGGAGTGAGACTTGGAAGCGGCCTCGCGGAGTTTGTGAGTCAGTTCGCGATCGGACCAAGGTGGTTGGCAGGATTGATTCCAAGCAGAGAGAAGGGCTAGAGAGTCCGCCTCGGATAGCTGGAAGCCGTGTACGAGGCCGACGGCAGCGGTGTAGGTAGTTGAGTGTCCGGACTGACCGGAGACGGCTGGCGGCACCTTGGAAAGCCAAAGGGCCGCACGTTGGTGCGGTGTCATATCGTTGTTTGTTTGGGACCGATCGTTGGGGGCTACTTCATTTTGTCTATCTTCATCAGCCGTTTGATGGCTTGGGTTTTGGGGGAATAGGTTCCGATCTTCTTGGTGCTGGGCTTGGCGGCGTAGGCGGCGGGCTTGGCTTTAGCTTTCTTCATAGGGTTTGAATTTGGTGTGGAATTCCGAGGTGAGGCGAACGTAGATGTTGCTGCCTCTTTGGTAGATGATGACGGGAGCTTTGAGTTCTGCGAGACGATACTGGCCAACATGAAGGACTGTGACTACGACTCCAGGGTTGGATCGATTGACGAACCGGCAGGGTGGGATAGCTGAGGGATTTTCCATATGCGACGTTCTATTGGTTCGGGGTAAGCGATCCAGCCTTTAGCGATGCCCCAAGCAATTATCTGAGCGGACTGCTCGATGAGCCGGCGGTTCTCATCGGTGATGATGGTTCGTTCATCTTCGGTTATGGGGCCGGGTTTCTTGTTATTTGAGAGGCGGGATTCGTACCAGGGTTGCTCTTGCCTTGGGGTCTTCATGAGGTGATGAGGCGAGCCAAGATACAGTTGCAGTAGGAACCCTTGGTCTTGGCGTTGCATCGACCATGATGCACAGGGTTGGAGATGATGTGTGCTGTAAGGTCGCTCGTGAGCTGGACCAGCTCAAGGAGACGAGTGGATGCTTCTGCACAGAGCGCATTGGGGATTCCATCTTGGGTATCTAGTTCGGCTGAGAGGATATTGAGCGCGTTGACGAGGTCGTGTGTTGAGGACTGTTTCATTTTTGTTTGTGGACTACGAGTCCGTTGCCTTTGGAATCAACCAGTTCTACGGATCGAACGCTCTCCATGCGGGCCAGAGTCTTGACCATCTCGACGGGGTCATGGGCTTGGGACACGCAAGTGAGGTGGATATCACCATCTCCGTAGTTGGTCTTTAGATTCTCTTCGGTTCGATCACGCACCACTCGGATGGTTCTTCCATCTGAGAGATGGACCACCTTGATGGATTCGACGAGCGGGAATGCGTGACGGCTCATTGCTTAGAGGTTTTACCGCAATGGGGGCAGTGCCGGCCTAGACCGGGATCGGCGGGTAGAGTACCAAGCCACGAGCACAGATCGTGGTAGGATCGAACACCGAAGTTCGGCCACTTGAACGGTACGATGTCACGGGTATGGATTGCATGGATGGCGGTCTCCTTGTCTTTGATCCCAAGCTTCTCCATCAGGTTCGCGTTACGAGAGCTGAGACCCGCGGTCCATTTGTTATTCGAGGCATCCCGCTTCTTGCCGGCGGCGATGATCTGGAACACCCGTTGCTTTGAGATGTTTAACTCTGCACCGATAGCTTTGTAGGTAAGTCCCTTAACCCTGAATTCTCTTACCTTATCGATTGAATCGTTGGTTTTCATGTATGTATGTTTGAGATACTTTCTTTTTTTCTTCTTTGGTTCTTTATCTATTGCAACGGTATCTGGACCGCTCGATACCGTTTCTGTGCTTTGTGGCACTGGACGCACAGTCCGGTTTGAGTTGTGCATCCGCATCCCAAGCATGCGGCCAATTCGTGACATAACAGTTTCCATCGTTGTAGTTCCTCTATTGTTTGTTTGGTTGTTTGTTCTTGATGTTCCATACGCATGAATGCGAGATACCGTATTTCTTGGCCAACTCTCTGTAGGTGAATGTTGAGTTATCCCTTAGAATCGATTCTCTGATCTTTGCTGGAACAGCTTCCCACCGCCGGCAGATCAACGGATCAGGGGCTTTGAAGGCGGGAACTGGTCCCAACATCTTCGCCATTGACTCCTTCGTCAACCCTAATTCTTGAAGTAGACTCATTTTCAATCTACTCGCTCTTCATGGGGGTGCTCTGAACTCCGGAGTACGCAATGGTCTTCGGGCGGTAGATGCCCACTTGTTCGGTTTCCTCGACCCAGGAAGGACCGCCGCGGACATGGAATATGCAGGAAGACATTCCGTTCCAGCTCTTCGTGCTGCTCTTGGCCGAGGTATACGCAGATCCAAACGTAGCGTTCAAATCGTCGCTCGACATAGCCTTGACGTTGGCCCAGTCGATGTCGCCTGCATGCCACAGTTTAAATCCCAACTCCAGCGGCGCGACGACTTCTGCGATGCCCGGGAAGTGCCACACCCACTCATCATGGGATGACGCATCGCCGGACATAACAGCGTAGCACTGGTAGTTTCCGAGTGGTACGGAGCCGCTGCCCCAGTCGCAGCTCTCGCCGGGTTTGAGGACTGCGCTCCTCGTAGGATGGTCGTTGCATTTGGGCTGCTCGAAAAGAGCAACAAGAACAGGGACTTCGGTCTGATTTTCGATTTTGATGTGTGTGCTCATGTTAGTAGGTGTTTGATGATCTGATTTCTGTCTTTGCCCTTTGCTCGGAGAATTTGCTCCAGAACAACGTGAGGATTAATCGTCGAAACGTGTTTCCATTCTGGATTGCCATCAATGTGCTTGGCTGTATCAAGACTCTCTACGCGGACCATGCCGTTCCATGCGTGGACGTAAACGAATGCGGGGCTGTCTTTCATTTGGACTCCTTTACCTGTCCCGTTTGCGAATCAACAACACCAAGGGCGATGGCGTTGAACAGCATGACATAGCCGCAAATATCGCACACGACCTCTACCATCGGTGTGATAGCAGCACCGGGACAGTGA